GTCTCTATCGTATACAGTACCTATTAAATCTTGATGTCCTGAACCATAGGTAGTATATATTTCGAGGTCTTTTCTTGTTCTTAATATTTTTTCTATCCAAACCTTGATATAGTCAAGTCCTTCAACTTCTACCAATCTTCCATCTATAAGCTCAAAGTCTCCTGATTCAAAGTTCCATTTATAAGATTTCAACACTGGATTTTCTTCTATAACATCTTCTGTTTCAAATTGTAGTTTTGATATTTCTGGTAGCATTTTATCCCACCTTATCTATAACATAGAATTTCTTGAAGTCGGTATCAGGAAGTAATATAACTTCGTCTCCAACTTCGAGTGGATTTTTAATCGTCAAACTTCTATCTGTTGATGCTTCTATAGTAGTATCTGTGTATGTAACCGTAAAACCTGTTTTTAATATATTAGCTACTAAAAGGTTTTCTTCTTCTATTATGATGTTTTGACCCCACTGTATTTTAAGTGGTGAAGCTGATATTACTTTTCCTGTTGTTGCATTTATTATGTATGGATTATTTCGCTCTTTAAATAGTTGAGCCAACTTTTCTATACTTGTACTCATGCTATACCCTCCGGCAATGTAAGAACTAAATCCATTACATGATACCCGCCTGCTACTGTGTGTGAACAGTTTGTTATCATATACCTACCCTGCATTTTAGTAAGCGGTTCATATACATTAAATATTCTTCCTGCTTTGAATTTAGGATCTCCCATCAAAGATATTTTGTTTGTTTCATGTATTTTATTAAGTCTTTCAAGTAGTATTTTAGAGACTTGTCTTGCTTTTGCTACATCTTCTTCATCTATCTTGAAAACTTCTTCTAAAAGCCCGTATTTTGACCCTGTGTTAACGTCTTGTGCTAGTGCTACGGTCTCATAATTGTCATTTTTACTTAGTATAATTTTAACTTGGTTTCTCATATCTTCTATAGTTCTTGTTTTCTCTGCTCCTAGAGGATTACTTAAGATATTATTAGGAGCTATATTGCTTGCAAGTTTGAATGTTCCTATTGTTTCCATATTTGTCATTCTTTCAATGTATATACGCCCTTTTCTTAGTTCCGTGTATATTTTTTGTCCTGTTTGCTGTTCATGTATGTTGATTAAATCCGTCATTATTTCCGCTGGTGTTTTTTGAATATATGTTTTTGATACTACTGTTGACATAGATGTTATATTTCCTATAGGTATTCCAAAATCGTTTAATATTTTCTTTAATGCATTTGCTACACTTACTCCATTAAATTGATAAACACTCTTTGATTTACCTAAATACCAACCATAATCGTAAGCTATGTATGCGATAGGATTTCTTCCGGATCTCTTTTCTGTTACTACTATTCCCCTGTTCATTTCTTCGTCATCTGAATATATGATTACCAAGTCTCCTATTTCCACTGGATTTTTAGGAATGTACCTTGCATCTCCCCAGTTTATCCCAAACTCTATTACCGACTTCAAGGATAAATCACTATCCCAGCTTATTTTATTGGTGATAGGTGTAATGTCTATTATTTTACTTCCGTCATTCTTAACAAGCTTAACTTTAAACATTACCCCACCTCCACAAACTTAAATTCCTTTAGATCTAACTTATATTTAATGTCTCCCGATTTACCTTTTGAATACGTAAGATTGTCTATAGTTACTGCCATGTTTACTTCTGCTTTACCATCATTAGTTATTATTAATCTTAATGGTACTCGTCTTTCTCTCCACCTTTTTATGGTCTCAACATACTCCATTCCCCACATATCCCTACTAAGTAAGAAGGGATAATCTTTTGAAGGGAAAAAGGTATCTATTGATAATGAAGATAGACCCTTGTTTTGAATGATGTTCATAACCTGATTAAGCCCTTCAACCTCTTGGTTATTCCATGGTTCTGATATTTCGTATTCTTCAGGGGTTACTGGTAGTAATACAACTTCTTCGTTGTTGTTGATGCTTAGATATATCTTAACCATGGACTACTCTCTCCAATCTCGGCATAAGTTTATCTGCTATCTGTTCACCAGTCATATCTTTACTTGATGATTTTAAAGCTTCAGTGTTAGTTGATACTGCATCTGTATTACCTTCTATACTTTCACTTAGAGCAGCCATTGCTTTAGTATTATCTTCTAGTTCTTTTTCCTGTTTCTTTCTTCTAGCTTCTTCAATAGCTGATATTTTATCCTGGGAAAATTGTTTAACTTGTATTTCATTGATATAGTTTTTCTTTGAATAAGTAGGAGTTACTGCATCAACCTGTGCTGCAGAAAAATTTAACTTAATTGTATCCTTTTCTAAAAATCTAAGAACCGAGTTAATAGGTTCTATCCAATCTTGTATTTTTTGTTCCGAATACTTGACTACTGAATTCCACATACTTTTAAAGAAGTACTCTACACTACTTGTAAAGTAGTCTACTCCGCTTATCATAGAATTAAGGCCGCCTATCATTCTATTAATTCCACCTTCGGCATATTCAGATATAGAATTCCAACTAGTCATAAACTTAAGCTTTAAAGTATCTTGATGTTTTCTGACTAAAACTATAACCGCTACAAGTGCCATCAATGCACCTACTACAAATCCTACTGGGTTTGCCATCATTGCAGCATTAAGTCCTTTTTGAGCTATAGCTGCATACATAGCCTGTACCTTATACACACCAACTCCATATGCTACTAATCCAATTACCGGAGCTAAGTCTTGAAGTGTATCCTTGACAATTCCTACTGTTTCTATGAAATTATCAACTCCACCTTCATCTACCCACCTATTAATAGAGTCCGCTACTGCATTTACCTTAGCTTCTATTGCTGGAAGGTTATCCATGAAGGCTTTCGCAAAAGCACCTTTAATTCTTACTACAGTTTGACCTAAAGTTTCTCTTAAATCACCCATAGTGTTGTTAACCTGTGCAATCTGTCCTACATCAGTTTCAGCTAGAGCTTTATTAACTCCACCTACATTTTGCCTTAGGACTTCAGCCATTACTGCGGCTTTTTCAGATTCAGTACCGTATTTTAATACCTGGGCCTGGGCTTCGCTAAAGGTTATACCTACTCTTGATAATGCTCCAACTTGACCCATCATAGCCTTACCAACCATATTGGATATATTTACTGCATCTTGTTGAGTAGCATTTACACCTTTTTGTTGTGCCAATAAATCATTCATTCCTGCTGATAAAGTCTTAACTGTATCCGAAGTAACATTAAAAGTAGCAAGTTGTTGCATACCTGATATAGTAACTTCATCTCCTATGATTCCTACCTTTTGGAGTTCAGATGCATAAGTTTGAAGTGAACCAACCTGTGCTCTAGAAGCTTTACCAGTCGAATTAAAAACAGCCTCCAGCTTAGCTACTGCTTCAACCTGTCTCGAATATGCTTCCTCCATATCTCTTATCGCAAGTACAGATTTAGCCAAAGCAAGTCCTGCAAATACAACTCCCATCATGTTACGCTTCATGCTCCACCAGGTACGTTTTCCAGTCTTACGCAGATTTTTAAGGTTGCTCTTGTACTTCATATTACTTTTATTTATTTTTTTCATTGTAGGGGTTACCTGGTCTCTTAAGACCATACGTCTTTCTACTGCTTTACTCATCTTTACCCCACCTCTTACTTTCTTCTTCATAGAAAAGAACCATGCTTTCCATCATAAATGCCTTATCTGCATGGCTCAATTCCAATAATTCTTTTAAACTATGTCCTCTTTGTATGTAGTGATGAAGAAAATACAAATCATCATCACTACTTATTAGTTTTTTAGATGAACACCATTTCCAAATCCACCTAAGCCCATTATTTTATCTGCTATAGATGCAACTTCTCCAGGCATGAATATTTCATTTACTACATCCATAGGTTCAACGCATTTAAAAGCTTCCTGAAGTTTCTTATCTTTCAAGTTAGGCTCTACCACGCATTGATAGACTAGATAGACATCTGCTTTTGTTGCATCATCCTGACCCATGCTCTGTGCTTCAAGTAATAGTGCATTTGTAGGTGCTTTTACTACTATTTCTCCATCTAGAGAATCTACTTCTAAAGTTAATGTATCCTGCTTTTTCTTTTGC